AACAACGCCACCACCACCTTCAAATGGAAATGGAAATGGATTTGACTTAAATGGAAACGGCGAAGATCCCGATATTGTTGGACCCCTACCAGTAGACCCCGACGAATTTGATATTACTACTTTGCCTGAATATGCTGTATGGGATGGAATAGCTTGTGCAGAACATTATACTAAAGTCCGTGTAAGTGGACCTTACTTTGTTTGTAAACGGGACGATCTGGTTTAAAACATGGAGATTGAAACTTCACACCTGTTAGGTTATTTCATAATTTGGACGATATTCTATTGGTTTCTTAGCCAGTACATATCTTCTTTGTCAAGGGATAAATGGATAGAATATGTTAGATCTCCCGAATCTGACGAAATGCTTTTGGAAGCTTTAGACCCAATAGTTGAAGAAATAGAGATCCGAATGGATGAGAAGTTAGCGACCTTTACTGGAAAGTTTTTTGGTTCCATTGGTGAAATGACCAAGAGAGCACAGGAATTAAACCCAGCTACGGACCTAAAAAAAGCTATGAAGCAGGGTGATTGGGGTTCGGTACTCCTGGAGTACGCCCTTAACAAGTCCCAATTAGGACCCATAATAGGGCAACTAAAGGGCTCACAGAGCGATAAAACCCCCCCTAAAGAGGCAAAAGAGCCCCCTAAATTCGGATTATAAGCTCTTTTTTTACATAAGTAAGGTAAAAAAGGTGAACCTATTACTTTTACTTTTACATAAGTTATACTAGTAGTAGTAGTTAGTCCTATTATTTGTTATTTACGTAAAATATATATACTAGGACCTACTTCTTAGGATTGGTGAGACCAGTGAGACGCATGAATACAGATCTAAAAACAATAAAACACTATACACTTACCTGGAACTGTAAGTGTAATGAAAGGACTGACGTAAGCACAAAGCAGGCAATCATTGAATGTAGACATATGCCAGCAAAGAGATTAGAGTATATCGAACTCGTAAAAGAAGATCACAAAGGATTAGGGGCGCTGTTCGATGATTAAATCCGATTGTTGTAAAAAGACTTTAGAGAAGATGATACAATTAAAAAGAACAGGATGGAAGTGTGCAAACTGTGGGAAGTTAATAAATGGGTAGAAGACCAGGAGAACCAAAGGAAAGTGTCACGATCCGACTGACTCCAAAGGCTCGTCAGATGGTAAAAGAGATCAAAGAGAACTGGGTAAAGCGAAGTGGCTGGGGAAGCAGTCGGCAGTACACTAATTCCCTGGTAATTGAGCAAGCCATAGGCTCATATTACAAAATTAAGGCCACAGACTGGAAATTTGACTTCAAAGTGTGTGGGAATTGCGGTCAGAATAAAGACGACGCTCGAACCGCTACGCATTAATACCCATCCTCTGATAAGTAAGGCCCCGCTGCGTGAAGTGCGGGGCACAGAGGAAACATGGTAGCAAGACGAAGGAAAAGAACTAGGCGCAGATCTAAAGTGATCGGCGTAAACTTGGTGGAACTTGGCGCAGGATTAGCTTTAGCATCAGCAGCCAACGCACCAAAAGCAGTAGCAGAGATTCAAGCAGCAAATTTTAAAGGTGCATTTGACACTATTTCAAGTGCCTTTACTACCAAAGCCAACCAGCAAAAGATGGTAGGCATTGGAATTAGTGCGGTACTAGCAAAGGCCGCAGCAAAAAGCCTTAGAGTCAGGCGGATCGGGAAGATTGGTCCAGTAGCACTCAACATCTAAACATGAGCGGACTTCAGACCAGAACATATACGCTAGCAGGATCGTCATTGACGGCAGGAACATTTACTGGGATGACCCAGTTAATGGGCTCTACACAGAGTACCACAAATCCAGAGGGAATGTCAAAGGTAGTTCGATTATCTTTGAGCTGTGCACCAGATCACACAGCAGCCACAGATGGTTGCAGTGTCTTCAAGTTTGCAGGAGATGGTGTTTCAGTACAACAGATATTTGGTGGACCTTCTTGGAGCAATACAGCAGCAGGACCACTTACTGGTAACAACGGACAGCCAGTTGTAATGGAAAGCGCAAGCGGACTATTCGACATTATACCAGGAAATCAAATAGATTTCTCTGTTAGCTGTACGACAGCAGAAACGGTAGACGTAGCAGTATCCATCACATACGCCCCGTAGGATTACCATGGCGATCTTAGGCGGTGGGCAATCAGGTTTTGGTAGTGGAAGCTTTACAGGAACGGCACAGACCATTGAATATGTTGATCCTTACGCCTATGCTTATTCAGGTGTGGCCGATATTGATAACAACGAAACTACGCAACTACAATTTACTAGTGGTAATGTTCTGCTTAGTGCAGACTTTCAATTTAGCAGTATGACTGGAGACAAGGAATTTACCCATAAAATATACCTAAATGGTGCAATCGTATTTCAATTTAACTCATATGTTGGGGGAGGGAGGCGTTGGCTTCCCGCTAAGATCATTATTCCCGCTTATAGTGAGGTAAAATGCACATCGGCCAACGTTACGAATACTGCAACCGCTGCCCAGTCCCTGGCTATGGTAGCTGACGTCATAAGGAGTAGATAATATGAAAAAGAAACTAACAGTAGCTAACGTAAGAAGATCATACAAACGCCTGGCGGCGACTATGTACAACCTGATCTTAGATAAGATGGGGCACGCTAACAGTGCTGTTCCCATGTCATTACCTAAGCTCTTAGAGATGCATAAGGTATTGCAGAACGCAGAAAAGCGCGTTAAATGAAGCCCTGGACGTTCTGGTTAGATGACGACAGATCGTTCGAACAAATTGTTGTCAGACTATTGGTACTTTATGCGATTATACAATGTGGTATTAGCGACGTTATTACGGAAGTGATACCATAGCTTGGATGCTTAACCCTGTTTCTGGGGAACCTATGAAGGTTACGAAGCAGCAATTAGAGGATATAGAACGAGCTAAGCAGGTCTCACCAACCAGCGAACTTTTGTCCTCTATTACTCAGATTGCGGGATCTACTGGAGGCTCTTTACTCATCGTATTGGCTCTATTTCCCCTAGTGCTGCGTCAGATGTCTTCACAACTTCCCCAGTTGGCGGGAATCCTGGCGGTTATTAGCCAGGCAATTAAGGATCCATCCAAAACCGCGGACGAGTTTGGTCAAGAGATGGGCGATACTATCCTGGCGTTTCCAGCAGGGTTCTTCAGTAGTTTAGCTTCAACGGGCGCCGACATAGGAGCCGATATACTGGCACCTGGAGGGGCCGAGCCTTTCACCTCGGTTGAAGCTGTAGAAGCAACGGGGAAAACCCAGGTGACTGTGTGTGATAGATATGAATTTGACTTAGTAGAGATCAAGAAAAAATTAGATGGGGCTTCTGGGCTTGAGAAGATCCAGGGAACTTTTGCCTGGACGTTTAAATTATTAGATATGAAAAAAGCGGGTTGTGTTAAGCCTGGCTTCGTTTCACAATCAACCTGGGATAGGGTGCCAACATGATCCAGAATATTGGGGGATTCCTAACGTTAGCCTGGTTATGGTCTCAAAGAGATAAAGCAAAAGTTCCAGTGGAAGCGGAGGTGACTGATGATTTCCCTGTTGGTCATCCCTGCGCTAAAATGACACCAGGATCGCCCGCCTGGCTTTCCTGTGTTACCACTTATGGACAACCTCCAACAACGCCACCACCACCTTCAAATGGAAATGGAAATGGATTTGACTTAAATGGAAACGGCGAAGATCCCGATATTGTTGGACCCCTACCAGTAGACCCCGACGAATTTGATATTACTACTTT